AGCCTGCCACGGGCAGGTAGGTGAGGGCTCCGGGCTGGGCGACGACGAGCTGCGTCACGTCCAGCGGTGTGCCGTCCCCGATCGGCAGTGCGAAGTACCGCGTACGGACCGGCTCGGTGCCGATCGTCTCCGTCAGCCGCCACAGCCTGCCCGTGGTCGGGTTGACGCCAGCCGCGTCGGTCGTCGGCAGCGCCACGGAGAACGCGCCGACGGCGAGGGTGACCGCGCCTGTGCCGCCCTTGAGGACTTCGTGGCCGGTGTTGTCGTGCCACACCCCGGGGTACGGGTCCAGCTCCACCGTGCCCGTTTCGAGCTGCTGGGTGGCCAGGTTGCGGTACAGGCCGGTGACCGTGCGGGTCGGCAGCGTCATCCCGGGGCCCTCCTACTCGTCGTCGGGCGCGATCCGCGCTGTCCGCTCGTCTACTCGGTTGATCGCGTCGCGCATGCTGGAGCCGCCGTTGGGCCGGACCTCGTGCGCCACGGTGGAGAGCTGCTGCTCGATGGTGCCCAGCCGTTCCATCACGCCCTGACGGGCAGGGACCCCCGGGCGCGGCGGCGCCCCGGTCCAGTCCTCGATGAAGTCCTCGACCCGGGCCGCCACCCGCCGGACGCTGCGCGTTACCCGCCACAGCAGCGCCCCGGCTCCGGCGACGGCCGCGGCGGCGATCGACCAGACCACGAGCGCGTCGACGGCCCATATGCCGGTAGTGCCCTCGCTCATCAGACGTTCTTGGCCAGAGACGCGCTGTTGGTGACCGACCGCCAGCGGGCGACGAGGCCCTTGGCGAGCGATAGGACAGCGGACGCTCCGCCGAGGGAGGCGGCCTGCCACATGTGCAGGTCGAACGGGGCGGTGAGGACCAGGCCGCTGATGAACGCCTGGAGGAAGGTGCTGACGACGCGCTCGGCGAGGTCTCTGGCGTAGGTGGCAGCGGTCTTCACGACGGTGTCAGAGCTGGGGAGGTTGAGGGACATGGGTGATCCGTTTCTGCGAGGAGGGGAGGGTCAGACGGGCTGTGCGAGTGAGCGGCAACCGATCACGGTGCCGCTGCTGTTGCGGACTTCGCGGTACGGGACGAGCAGGTCGCTGCGGCGATCGGCGAGCGCCAGGGCGACGACGAGCGAGACGATGTACTGGCAACCGTCCCGCTTGGGCGGCAGGTTCTGGGCGTGCCCGAACTCGACCATCTCGAAGGTGATGCCGCCGCCCAGCTCAATCGTGGCCAGCCGTGCGGGCGTCGCCTCGGGCGGGATGACCTCGCGAAGGTGCGGGTCGAGGTCGTCCAGGCCGTCCTCGCGGGCGTTGTCGTACAGCCGGATCGGGTGCGGCGTGAGGTTGAGGATCATGCGACCACCGTGAACAGGCCGGTGCGGGCGCCGAGCTTGCCGAGGGAGACGCGGCCGGGGATGCCGTCGGCGGCCTTGCCGGTGTAGCCGAGGTGCCGCTGCCAGGCCGCGTACGCCTCGACGGTGCGGCTGCCGAAGGAGCCGTCCCCGGCGAAGTCCTTGCTGAGGTACCGCAGCTCCAGGAGCGCGGCCTCGACAAGGTTGACCCCGGCCCGGTAGGTGACATGGCCCTGGCTCGCCTTCGGGTCCTTCTTGGCCGCGTTGACCAGCCGGGACAAGTCGACGGTGGGCGTCGCGGCGACCGGGGCGCTGACGGGCTTGCCTACGGTCTTGGCGAGCTGCTTCTTGACGTCCGCCCGGAAGACGTCCATGTCGAACGAGGGGTCGATCTTCCCGGGCTGGACTTCCTTGTGCCCGGCGACGCTCTTCTCCGACCAGCCGTGTGCCCGGCAGATCGCGGCCGCCCACAGCACCGCCTGCGCGTACTGGGCGTCCGGGTACGGGTCCTTGCCGGTGCCGTAGTTCTCGATCTCGATGCCGTAGAGGACGTCGTTGCCGTCGGCGTCGGCCTTGTCGTCCTTCGGCAGCACGGAGGCCTCGGCGCGCAGGGCGGCGATGACGTCGGGGTCGACCAGGCCCGCGTGGTTGGTGCGGCCGTGGCCGATCATCCACAGGCCCTCGGTCTGTCCCAGCCAGGAGTGGCACAGCGGCCCGGGGAGGTCGGAGCGGCCGTTGAAGCACAGCTCCTTGTCGCCGTGGCCAGCGGTGTGGTGCATCAGGACGCCGTAGACGGGGCCGAAGCCCTTGCCGGTGGCCTTCTCCCGGTTGTGGGTGCGCCAACCAGCGTGCTCGTGGACGGTCAGGCCTTCGCCTTCGAGAGCGGCGACGAGGGCGTCTGCGGTCAAGGGGGTGGCCATGGGCCCTCCTCAGGGCATGAAGAAAGCCCCGGCCTGGTGGCTCGGGGCATGGAGGCCGGTCGGGTCAGGTGATGGCGGTGGCGCCGGAGAAGTCAGAGGCGTCGCCGATGTCCTCGACCTCGATGTAGGCCGGGTTGGTCGCGCTCGCGGCGATCAGCACGTTCCCGGTGCCGGCAGACCGGACGTAGGTGCCGACCACGACGGCGGTGATGTCGGCTCCCGACGTGTTGACGCCGATGTTGCTGAGGTAGAACGCCGTGTTGCCGCCGGCCGCCGGGCAGTACAGGCGGAACGAGTCGACGTAGGTGGTGCCCAAGGTGTTGGTCTTGCGGATGCGGACCTGCACCTGGTCCGCGGCGACGCTGGACTGGTACAAGCCTTTGATGGTGAACCGGTACGCCCGGCCGGTCTCGAACACGACGGATCCGGTGGTGAGTGCCACGGTCTCCGTTGTGGTCACCGCGGTGGCGTTGGCCGTCAGGGATTGGTACTCCACGGTGTGGGGAGTGAAGTCGATCAGCCGCTGTGCGGTGATTTTCATCCCGGCGAGCCAGGGCATCGTGCCTCCTACAGGGCAACGTAGGCAGGGTGGGCGAGACTGTCGGCCGCGCCGCTTGCCTGTGCTTTGACGACGTTGTTGCGGGAGCGGACGACGGTCATGGTCTGCGGGCTGGTCGTCGACACGCTGGCGTCAGCGATGAGGCGCAGGGCCCACCAGTACGAGATGTCCGTAGCCGCAGGGGTGCTGCCCCACCGGCCGCGGGTAGTGGCGCGGGATGCCAGCGCGGGCGCGGTAAACGTCTGCGTCAGGAACGTCCAGGTGGCAGCGGGCACCACCGTTGCGGAGCCGGTCGACGACGAGATGAACACGTTGGACGCGTCGTACCAGTCGACGGCGGTCCGCAGATCCGACCAGCCCAGCGGCGAGTACACCCAGCCGCACACGGTGTACGAGGCGCCCGCGGTGACGGAGGCGACCGGGCTGTGCACCGCCGAGTTGACGCCGCCGGACGCCGAGCTGCCGTTGGGCACGCACTTGATCGAGGCGTCGGCGCCGTGTGCGGTGTTGATGATGGTGGTGTCGTAGGTGATCGCCGAGTTGGAGCCGGACCAGCCGCTGATAGTTCCGGCCAGCAGCAGGGGGTCGTCGGCGAGGTTGACGACGGTGCCGATGCTGACGACGGTCATGTCCTCGCCGCTGACACGCAGTTCAAACGGGGTGTCGCTGTGGTCGGTGGTCCACGGGGGGCCACTGGTGGTGGCCACGCTGATCGCGGTGGCCGTCGAGGTGTAGGACGCGGCCAGGGCGCTCACTTCGGTGTCCGTCCACCCGTACGTTGCGTCGTCGACGTGGGCGACGTTCCAGGGGGCGGCGGGTGAGCCGGTGAGGTCCATGGTCCAGGTGCGGACCCCCAGTACTTCCTTCTGGCCCTGGAGGAGCAGGTCCAGGCCGCCCGGGGCGAAGTCGAGGCCGGGGTTGGCGACGGTCCACCGGTCCCCGATGTCGAGCAGCAACGCCGCGGGGATTAGGTCGGTGGCCTTGTGGAGTCGCAGGCTGACGGCCGGGACCCGGTCCTCATCCCAGGTGCTCAGGTGCAGGCGCCAAGACGCCTGTTGCTCGGGCCGGGTGTCGTCGTACAAGTTGAGGGTGACCGCGTCGTCGTAGAGGCCGACTCCGTTCGGCGGCTCCAGCGTGGACAGGGCGCCGGTGTCGAGTGTGGCCCGGCCGCTGGAGCCGCCCACGCGGGTGACGGTGATGTCGTTGCGGACGGTTTGGTCATCCGGCTCCGGCGTGAAAGGGGGCGCAATGTGGCCGTAGGCGAGGCGGTCCAGGGCGAGAGCGATCGCCTGGTTTTCCAGGCCGGCGCGGTCGCGGTAGGCCAGCGAGGTCGTCTCGCGCGGCTCGTAGAGGATCCCGCCGTCCACGTCGGCGGCGTCCTGGAGCAGCGTGAGGAGCACGTCGGGGCGCTGCGGACCGACCAGTTCCTGGGTCGTGAGATCGCCATACACGGTGACAGGCAGGGCCTGTTCGCTGGCGAGCCTCGCCATGCGGGTGCCTGTGGTTTCGCCGTTGAACCCATGGTCGGCGTTGTTGTAGACGAGGGTGCTGGTGGTGTCGAAAGCGGCGATGTGGCCGAGTGAGAAGCCGTCGTAGGACGCGGACACCAGGTTGGTGGTGGCGATGGTGACGTTGCCGGTCCCAAGGGAGGAGGCTACTGCGGACCAGGTGGAGGTCCCCCCGATCTTGATCCATCGGGCTGTGAAGTCGGCGACGCCTCCTCCGGCGTCGGTGGAGAAGATTTGGAGCCTGCTCCAGCCGCCGGTGAAGTCGCTGATCGCGGTGGCGTCGGTGTTATCGGTGGTGGCCAGTACCGCGTCGTCGCTGTCGCGGAGCTCGATCCTGATGGCGGTCGTGCTCAGGCGCACCATGACGCGGCGGACGGTGGAACCGGACAGGTACACCTGGAAGAACGTCGTCAGGGAGGCCGGGACGCTCGCGAGCTTGTAGACCATCTCGACATGCCAGCCGCCACCGCTGCCTGCCGGTACGGCGCCGCTCACAATCGACCCAGCGGGCAGCGTCGGCAGCGCCGATGACCCGGGCAGGGTGTCGTCGGCGCCGAAGTTGATTCCTGTGGTCTTCATGGCGCGTACGCCCACCGTCGGGGAATACGCCTGGGTGGAGTCCTGGCCATCCTCCATGGGCCAGTAGGCCAGCGGACTGCCGGAGGGGATCCGGCGGCGTAGCGCGCTGTCCAGCGGCTTGGTGCCCTGCATAAGGCGCCGCTGAATGCCCGCGGCTTCCAGGGACACGTAAGCGTCCTGGCCGGACGGCCCGCGCCGGGTCGGCCACGCGGGCACCTCGCCCGAGAACCTCGTCTGCCGGTTCGTGATGCTCGCGTTGCCCGCCTTGGACCAGGTTCGGCCGGCCGAGTCGGTGAAGCTGGTCGTACCGCTCGCCTGCGCGGTGAAGTCGGGGTTCGCGACCACGGTCCCGGCGATGCCGTTGCGCAGCTCGAACTTGTGGACGCGGCCCGCGCAGACCTGGAATCCGAGGGTGCTGACGGTGCCGACTTCGAGGGCCGCGGTCGAGTTGAAGATGCTGGTGGTGCCGGATTGCACGATGGCGTTGCCGAGCTGGGTCCAGGTGCCGGTGATGGAGTCCGAGGTGTAGAAGGTGGTCGTGTTGCCGCTGGCGCCGTTGTTGACGTCGAGGGTGGCGCGTACGGCCAGGTGCCCGTGCGCGGGTACGGCGATGTCGACGGTGGAGGTCGCCGACAGGATGTTGGTGCCGTCGACCGACCATTCGAGGCGGAGGGCGCCGTCGCGGACCATGAGGATCCAGCTCTTCGAGCCGCCGGTGAAGTTGAACTTGCCGCACAACTCGGTCGAGGCCCCGGCTCCGGAGGTGATCCAGTTCGTGAGCGTCGCGTCGAAGCGGATGTCGAGGTCGCCGGTGATGTCGAGGGCGGCGTTGTCGGGGGTGGTGGCGTAGCCGCCCGCGACGCCGACCTTGGCGCCTGGCAGGTCCAGGGCCACCGGTCCGGCCATGACGCTGATGCGGATGGGGGTGTTGCGGCCGATGGTGCCGTAGAGGGTGCTCAGGGGGTTCCTGGGCGAGTACTTGCCGTCCTTGTTGTTGAGGGTGAGCGTGCACTTGGAGGCGTCCACGCGGGCGCGCTCGGTGGCGCGCCCGCGCGTGATCGTGATCCGATCCGACAGCTTCACGTCCGCGGTGATGTCGGTCCACGTGCTCCCGGGCTTGATCTCTACCAGGGTGCCCAGCGGGTCAGTCGGGAACGCCATCTGCGCCTCCTGTCAGGATCCGAGGAAGAACTGCACGTCGCCGCCGCCACCAGAGCCGATGGTTTCGCGCAGCCACTGGACGAACTTGTCCTGGCCGCCACGTACGTCGACCACAACCTTCACTTCGCCCTTGACGACCCCGCCCGAGCCCGACGCCGCGCCCGCCGGCGCGCCCCCGCCTGCGTTGCCCGGGGACGTGACGAGGCTGGCCAACGGCGAGTCCGCGCCCGCGATGCCCTGCTGGGCGCTCGCCGCCAGGGACCGGGCGGCGCGGCTGACCTCCGACTCCTGCATGCGCATACCGGCCGCCATGGCCTGAGCAACGGCCTGGCCGGAGTGCAGCGTCCAGCCCTTCCCAGAGAAGGCGCCCTTCTTGGCCGGGGAGTGTGGGAAGAAGTCCGCGGCCTTGTCCACCAGGGCCGAGGCTGCGTCGGCGACGATGCTGCCCATGGACTTGATGCCGTTGACGAACCCTCGGATGAGGGCCCGCCCGGAGCGGTAGAGGACGTTCCCGAGGTCGCCGAGGGCGTCCTTCGCCCGGCCGGGCAGCCCCCTGATGGCGGAGACTGCGCTGCTGAGCTTGGAGCGGATCTCCCGCAGCATGGCCGCGCCGGCGTCCGAGGCCCGCCCGGCGATCCGCGAAGCGAAGCTCGACAGGGCGTTCCAGGCCTTGCCGGGCAGCCCCGCGAACCACGCCACGATGGACCTGACCATGTCGGGGATGACGGAGTGGCCGACGAGGTGATCGGACAGCCACTCGAACGCGTCGCTGATCTTCGTGGTGAGCCAGTGCACCGCGTCCACTGCGGGCTTGAGCATTTCCCGCAGTCCCTTGAACCAGCCGACCAGGGTGGTAAGAGCACCGATGGCGTGGACCAGCACGGCCGTTTCCAGCTTGATGAAGAGCACCGCCAGTTCTGTCAACGGCTTCATCAGCGGCAGCAGCGCGGGCAGCAGCTGGAGCGCCATCGTCACGGCGAGCGTGGTGATCTGGGGCAGCAGTGGGGCGAGCTGCGTCAGGATCTTGCCCACCGACTTGCCGAGTTCCACGAACGCGGGCGCGGAGTCGGAGGCGGCCTTCATGAGGTCGGGCAGCAGCTGGAGGAGCTGGTCACCGGACTGCTCGACGAACTGCACGACGACGTCGACCAGGCCCATCATCACCGGGGTGAGGACGGTGTCGAGCTTGTCGGCGAGCTTGACGACCGTGGGGGCAATCTTGATGAAAACCTCGCTGATCTTCTTGATCAGCGGCGAGAGCGGCGTGAGGGCCGTGACGATCAGATCCGAGACGACGGGCAAGAGCGGGATGAACGCCAGCACCACGTCGCCCACCGCGCCCGCGAGGTCGGCCAGGATCGGGCCGAGAGCCTTGATGATCGGCTGGAGCGCCTTCCCAAGCGCCTCGATCAGAACCTGAGCGGGAGGCCCCAGCGCCGCCAGCACCGGGCCGAGCGCCCGAAGCGCCTGGTCAAGCAGCGGAGCCACGGTCTTCCCGAGCGTGGCCATGGTCTCGAACAGGGCCTTGAGGCCGTCCTGGACCGGCTTGGACGCGAAGGTCTTCGCGAGCTGCCCGCTGACGGTCTTGAGGACGCCGATGAACCCGCCGCCGGACACCTCAGCCGCATCGAAGACGCTGCCGAGGATCTTGGCGACGTTGCCCACGATGTCGACGAGGTCACCGATCAGGTCGATGGCGTGCTCGATTGCCTTCTGCATCGCGCCGGACGCGAATGCCTTGTCGAGCTTCTTCCCGATCTTCTCCGCGCCCTTGCCCGCGGCCTCCGTGAGCTTCTCGAAGGACGGGCCGGCGGCCGCCGCGATCTGCGTCAGCGCCTTCACCGTGATGCCGGGGATGCCGCTGAGGTTGTGCAGGCCCTTCGATGCGGAGTGCATCGCCTTGCCGAGGGTGCCGTCTTCGGCCATCTCCCGCGCCGCGCCGGTCACGCCCTTGGCCATGTCGTTGAGGGCGCGGGCGGAGTCGACGAGGTTCTTACGGAGCACCGGCAGCACGGAGCCCGCGGTCCTGTGCAGCTCACCCGCCAGGCCCTTGAAGAGCGCCTCCTGGACGTCGAGTTTCAGGGCGTCCCAGGCGGGCTTGAGGGCGATGACCTCGCGCACGAACGCTCGGGCGCTCGGGCTGAGCTTGGACATGGCGTCGTTGAGCTTGTTGACGCCGCCCGTCGAGCCGCCAACCGCCTCGGTGAGGCCTTCCTGGGCGCGCTTGACGTTCTCCAGGCCCTCCTTCGCCGTGCGGGCCTGCTCCGCCTGCGCGTCCTTGAGGGCCCGTACGGCATCGCTGACGTCGCGGTTGGCGTCCGAGACCTGCTGCTGCGCGTCCACGACCGTCTTGGAGCCGCCGACCCCAGCCTTGTTCGCGGCGTCGGTGTCGGACTGGAGGCGCATGGTCTCGGTCCGCTGCTCCGCCAGGGCCTGAACAGCCTGGTCGTAGCCGAGCTGTGCCTTGGCGATCTCCTCATCCGAGGCGTTGCTGTTGGAGGCGCGGACCTTGGCCAGCTCTGCCTCAGCGTCCTGGACGTCCAGCACGGCCTGGCGTTCGTCAAGCTTGGCGTCCTTGAGCTGGTTGTTCATGTCCTCCAGCTCGCGCGCGGCCTCCTTGCGCGCGGCCGTCAGGTCCTGCTGTGCCTTCCGGGCGGCCTTCTGGGCGTCGGTGAGATTCCGCTCAGCGTCCTCGGTGGCACGGGCCGCCCGCTGGTTGGCGAGCGCCGCCTGCTCCTGCGCGTCCCGGAGCTGCCTGAGGGCGTTCGCATGCTGCTTCGCCGCACCACCCCCGCCGCCACCACCTCCGCCGCCGGTGGCCGGGGCGAAAGCGGCCGACAGTGCGCTACCGACGCCCGATGTGCCGATCTTGATGGCGGCCACAGCCTGCGCCAGCGCGAACACCGCAGTCGCGCCGACCGCCGCCGCCGGCGCAATGTTCGCCAGCGCAGCCGCCAGCCCAGCCGCAACCGGCACAGCAGCGCCCAACTTGGCCGCCATCAGCGCGCCCTGCGCCACCACGCCACCGAGCGCACCCGCCATACCGCCGAGACGGCCCAGCGAGGTGTGCAGTCGGCCGCTCTCGCGGGTGCCTTCCCTGAGCCCTTGGCCCATGCCGCGGCCCTCGGACACGAACCGGCCGCGCAGGTCGCGGAGTCTTCCGTCGATGTCGCGCTGGAAGCCCCGCATGCGGAGTTCGTCCTGGGTGAGGACGCGCTGGAACTGGGAGTCGTCCGCCCGGACGTAGCCGACGAGTTCGCCGATGGTCAGGGACATCCGGACCCCCTCCTATGGCTTGGCTGGTGGGGGTGCGAAGTGGCGGCTCAGACGTGACTCGACGGAGAGCAGGCCGAGGATGCGCAGCCGGAGCCAGCGCCACGAGCGCTCCTGGAGCAGCCCTGCGGTCCCGACGTCGATGCCATAGACCGAGTGGAGGTCTGCCTCGATGAGCGGCCACTGCTCCAGCAGTGCGGCCCAGGTCAGGTCTTCGCGGCCTTGCGGGCGCTCGCGGTAGCCCGCGGGGCGCTCGTACCACTCCCAGAGCCCCGTGACCGGGTCTTGCTCGCCGCGGCCGATCCACTCTTCTTGGCCTTGCGACGCGCTTCCCGATTCGGGGCCAGGAGAGAAGGGTCTCCAGCCGCCTTCCAGTAGGTCTGGGCGGTCTCGACGCCGTTGGTGATCCAGAACATGGCGGTCAGGCCGACGTGGCGGAGGACGGAGAAGGAAACGCCAGCCTTGAGCAGCTCGTCGTAGACCGGGCCGAGCGACAGCTGGAACAGGTCGCGTTCCTCGTCGTCGTCCAGGGCCTCGGTGTCGATGGCCTCGCCGCCGGAAAGGAGCCGGGCGGCGAGGGTGGTGATCGTCTGGACCCTGAGGCCGTCCTCGGCCGACGGCGACGGAATGCGGTAGGTCTTGCCGCCGACGGGAAGCTCCAGCGCATCGTCGAAGAGGTCTTCCAGCGCCTCGAAACGGATCGCCATTACAGCGGGTTGTCGATCTGTGCGAGGACGCCCTTGCCCGTGAAGGTCACCGCGACCTTGTCCAGCGCGGTGCGCTCACCGCCCGCCGGGGCCCACGTGACCAGCGCGATGCCCTGGTAGGCCTCGGGGAGGCCGTCGCGGTCCATCCACCGGACACCGACCTCGGACGCGGCGCCGAAGGCCAGGGATGCGGCGCGGGCGGCCTCGTGCACGGGGTGGTAGGCGGTGGCGTCGGTCGTGGCCTTCCGGTTGTGGGTGATCGTCACACTCCAGGACTGGCCCGTCTTGGTGTTGTCGGCCCATCCGCCATCGTCGTAGGTGCTGGAGTCCTCGATGTTGGGCGGCGTCTCGTAGTTGAAGTTCGTGACGGCCGGGTACAGCTGCCAGTCCGGGCTGGAGACGGAGCCCATGTTGAACTCCATCCGCCACCTGCGGGCAAGGGCGGTCTCCGGGGTGGGCGTCGACATGGCCCATCAACTCCTTATTCGTACAGGTGGGGTGAGTCGCGCAGGGTGCGCAGGTAGTAGTTCGCGGACAGCTCCAGCCGCCCGTGGACGTCCAGGCCGAGGGAGGCCTCGGACTGGCGCCAGGCCAGATCGACCAGCACGGACCCGAGACGGAAGTGGCTGCGGTTGTCGAGCAGGTCGAAGACGGCGTCCGACATGGCCATCACCTGGCGGGGGTCCACGGACGCCCGCATGCGCACCTGTAGACCGGTGACGGTCTCCGCCATGCCCGAGTCGTCGACCGGGTATGGCGTCAGGCAGATCACGCGCTCCGGGGCGTCCGGCATGGAGCCGACGACGATCCCGGTTTCCGTCGTGGTGTAGGCGGGGCCGGCCGGGCGGTAGACGCCGAGTCCGGCGTCAGCGAGCAGCGCGGCGATGCCGTCGACGAGGTCGGTGGTGTAGCTCACGCACCACCTCCCGGGCATGCCGAAGGGCCCGCGCGAGCGGGCGGGGGAAGGGGGTTGGTCAGCCGCGCAGCCAGTCCCGCCAGGACACGGCCATCAGCTGCAGCAGCGTCTCGCGCTCGGTGTTCATGGGCTGCTCCAGGTACTTGGCCTGGCGGCCGGGAGCGTGCCGGTAGTCCATCTCTTCGTGCTGCCGGACCGCGTACGGGGTGTCGAAGCTGACCGCGCCGGTGAGGCCGTCGCGGCTGGCTGTCCCGGAGCGCTCCAGCGTGCCCTCATCGAGCGGCACGAGCTTCTTGGCCTCGCCCAGGAGGTGCTCCAGCGCCAGGTCCAGGCCCTCACCGGCGAGGCGCTGCCCGCGGCTGGTCCACAGCCGTTGACCTTCCCAGTCCAGGTGGGTGTACTGCGCCATGACGCCCTCCTACTGGAGTTGCACTTCGAGGTGGTCGGGTGTGGGCAGGCCGCCGCCGTCGCGGCGCAGTGCGGCGATGACGGTTGTCTGACGCCCGTCAGGCAGCGTCACCCGGGATTCGGCCGGGCAGACTGTGTCGAGGCGGGCGTAGAACGTCGAGCTGCTGGTGACCTCCCGGCCCCCCGCGTCGCGGACCATGCGGGTCTTCTGGTCGAGGAAGCAGCGGACGGCCGTTGCCGCGCTGTAGATCGGCCCGTACGACCCGTCGCCCGTGTAGGGCTCGACGGTGACCTCGTGGCGCAGCAGCGTGCCCGGGACGCTGCTCACGACGACACCGACCCCAGCTCGAAGATGTCCGGCGTCAGGTCGGTGGACAGCAACGCATCCATCGCCTGAGGCGCGACCTGACGGGCCGGTGACGCATCGCCGCTGACGGTCGTCACCGACCGGCCCAGCTTCACGGACCCGATCTCCACCGAGCCCCAGCCGACGCCAGCCGCACCGGTGGAATCCCCGACTTCGTCCCACCACGCGACCTGTGCGCACACCGCGTCCCGGAACGCGCCCGCGACGATCGTGTTAGTAGGTAGGCCCGTGGTGGTGTCAGCCACGAACCAGCAGAGCCGGAAGACGCGAGACTCCAGCATGGTCGAGGCGTTCCGAAGCAGCCGCTCGGCGGCGGCGGGTGCGGCCGTGCCGGTGTAGTCGGCGAGGTCGGCCGGTGTTGCGTAGACCCTGGCCACCGGCCATCACCCCTTACGCGGACGAGCCGATGATGATGACGTCGTACGTCACCGACGTGCCGGCCGCGCTGTTGGTGAGCGTGACCAGGTCGCCGGTCGCCGCGGTGACCGGGTAGCCCGTGGCGTCCGGGGCGCTCATCGCGAACCATCCACCAGGCCGGATGGCGACCCCGTCGGACGCGGCCAGGAACAGCGGGACGCCGTTCGCGGCCGGGCGGGTGATGTTGACGTTGTTGGTGTTCGTGGCCGCCGCCACGATGAACAGGCCCTTCACGCGGGCGAACGTCAGCGTCGCCCCGAAGGCGCCGACGAGGACGCCCGCCAGGTCGAGATCCTCGGTGGCGCTCGCGGCGAGGGTGCGGGTGTCGGTGAAAATCAGGTCGGCCTGATTGGCGCCGGTGCCGGAGGTGAGCGTGTTGGCCTTGCGGTACTGGACCGGCGCGGTCGCCGTGGTGAGGTCCAGGGCGGTCGACTGCGTGGCCGCCGCCGAGAACGCCATGATGATGTTGGACAGGGCCATCAGGGGTTACCTCCGTCGTGGTAGAGCGCGGCCAGCTCGTCGCGCGTGGCCTTGTCGGCCAGGTCCTCGTCCATGCCCTGGGCGACAGCGAAGACGACCCAGTCGGACTTGGAAGCCGAGCGCGCCGGCAGCTTGTCCGCAGGGCCCGGGGGGATGAACGGCGGCGGCGGGTCGTCGTCAGCGGGCGTCAGCGGCTCGTCGTCGATGCGCCGCCAGTCCGTCGACGGGTCGTCGGCGAGGGCATTGAGGCGGGCTTCCTCGTCGCTGCCGGGGACCGGCCGCAGCCGCTCGGCGATGTGGTCGCCGGCGCCTCGTTCGTACGTCGCCACGTCACACCACCAGCCCGGTCATGACCGCGTGGGCCTTCTCGGCGCCGTACTTGAGGCCGATCTCGCCGTACAGCTGGACCTCGTCGGAGGCGCCGGTCTTGGCGAGGGGCTCCTCGAAGAACACGCCCTTGCCGGGCACGTTGAGGAAGACCGGGGTCAGCTGCTCCAGGCTGACGGCGGCGATGGTGTCCTGCGGCATGTGCCGGTCCATCATCAGGTTCAGCGTCCCGAAGTCCGTCACGACGGTCGTCAGGGCCACGCCGCCGACGTTGCGCGAGGTCTCCGTGTACTGGCCGTACTGCGACGCGAAGGCCTTGGTGACGGCCCGCTTCTGGATGCTGTTGCACAGCAGCGTGGCCGTGAACTGCTCGCTGATCCCGCCGTTGTCGTAGGCCAGCTGGATCATGTCGTTGACGACATCGCCGGTGAGGGCCGTCGCCCACGGCTTGGTGTAGGCCAGGCCGGTGGCGGTGCCCAGGGTGAGCGCGGTGCCGCCGAGGGAGGTCGCGACCTTGAAGGTGTTCGTCGCCGAGCTGACGACGTAGTAGACGCGGCCAGCCACGATGTTCGTCGCCACGTCCGTGATGGTGAACACGATCTTGTTGCCGTCGGTCAGGCCGTGGGCGGTCGAGGTGATCGTGTCCGTTGCCGAGCTGGCGCCCGTGGTGGTGACGCCCTTCGCGATCCGGTTCGTGGTGATCGCGGCGAGCAGCCCGCGGGTCTTGCGGGCCGTCGCGTTGGACGTCGGGTTGGCGTACGCGCCATTGATGAACGAGTAGTTCACGTCCAGCGCGATGCTCTTGAGCTCCTGAGCGACCTGCCAGTCCAGCTCGTTGTTGACCGGGTTCGAGCCGTCCACGCTCCGGAACGGCGCCGAGCCCGGAGTCGCCAGCTGACCGATCGCGGCCTGCTTGGTGTACGAGACGGACACCTTCGACTGGTGGATCTGCGCGACGTTCCGCACGTTGCCGCGGGCCCGCTCCTGGGCGGTGGGGGCGGTCGCGCCTTCCACCTGGACGTTCTGCGCCGGGTCGCGCAGGTCGTAGGTCTGCCACTCGAACTCGGTGGCGGTGGTCATGCCGCCGCCGGTGAGGCCGCCGATGGCCGACAGTAGCGGGGTGTCGTCGGGGGTGAGCGCGAACAGCTCGCCCGCGTAGTTCGGGAGGTTGAAGGTAGTGCCCATCCCGGTGATGCCGGCCATGGTGCCTCCTCAGGTCATGTGGTTTGTGCGGCCTTCTGCCGCTTGAGTCGGATGACGGTCGCGAAGTCGCGCTTCGTGGTCGCGTCCTCGATCTGCTTGTCGAGGGATGCCGCCTGGTCGCCGGAGCCGCCGCCGAAGTCGCCTCCGGACCGGCCGGGGCCGCCTGCGGGCGCGAGCTTGGAGAGCTTGGTGACTGCGGACTTGATGGCCGCGACGTTGACTTCGCCGTCGTCGGCGACGAAGCGGTTCACGTCGATGAGTTCGGCGGCCTCGCCGAGGTCGATGCCTGCGGCTGCGACGGCGGCGCGGAACTCGGCGCCAGCGAGCTTGAGTCCGTAGTCGGCGGCGGCGGACGTGCGGCCCTTCTTCTCCGCGTCGGCGACGGCCTTCTCCTGGTCGCTCATCTGCGAGGCCTTGAGCGCGGCGAGGTCGTCAGCGGCGGTCTTGTTGTCCTTGGCGCGCTGCTCCCACTTGCGGGCCTCGGCCTTCCAGTCAGTGGCGTCTCCGCCACCGTCCTGGCCGCTGCCAGCGCCTGCACCGCCTGCTCCTGTGCCGCCCTGGCCGCCATCACCTCCAGCGCCTGCGCCGCCGTCACCGCCGGTGCCGCTGCTGTTGGATCCGGAGCCGCCGCCGTCCCCTGCGCCACCATCCGCGTAGAGGACCGGGGAGAAAGGGCCGACGCCGTACGGGTGGGCCCAGACGTAGTCCTTGCGATCACGCGGCAGGGTCTTCTTGGGCATGATGTGCTCCCTTTTCGGGTCGCTCGGCTGCCGTGCGGCGTGCCGGGCTGGGTTAGCGCGCGGAGCCGATCTGCTCGCGTGCGCTCTTGCGTGGCAGGCCCTTGTCCGCCGTGAGTGCGCGGATCCGGGCCTGGTACTCGCGGACGCGGGCGTTCGCCGTGCGGCGTGCCGTGTCGTCCATGGCCACAGCACTGCGGCGCTTCCACGCACGCACCTGGCGTTCGAGGTAGCGCTGCTGCTGGGTGTCTTCGTAGGTCGCCCCTTGCGGGTGCGGGGGCGCCTGCGGGCGCGTCGTGACGCCCGGGAGGTAGGCCGACAGCGAGTGGCGGCAGTTCGGGTGGAACAGGCCTGCGGCGCGGGCCTCCAGGAGACTGCCGACGACGTGCACGGCCACGGTCTGCCTGCGCTCGATCGCGTGCCGCTCCCGGACCGTGTGCGGACCGGACGGGCCCGACAGCGACAGGATCTCGCCTTCCCACGGGCGGCACAGCGGGCACTCCAGCGGCGCGTCGCTCACGATGACGAGGCCGACGCCGATCTGACCGAGCGCGTCGATGTGGCCCTCGACTGCGGCGCGGCCGGTGACAGAGCGCACGGCCATCTCGGCATAGCTGGCCATGTCCCAGTTCCGGCCGGCGCGGTCAGTGAATCCGCTGATCCCTCGCCCGGCGAACTCGTTGAGGGCCTGCTGTGCGGCCTGCCTGCGGGTCTGCGCGCCCAGGAGGACGGTGCCGGAGGCGCGGGCGGTGACACGCCGGTACGTGTCCACGACGACGCGCGTGATGCGCTGGTACAGCGGCCGGGTGTCGTCCGCCATCGAGGCGGCGAGCCGGTCGACGGCCGCGGCATTCGGCAGGGCGCGGCGCGCAGCCAGCTCCCGGCCGATGTCCAGACCGCCCAGCTCGGCGACAGCCGCCTGCCGACCACGCCCGTACGCCTCGGTGAGTGCGCGGGCGATAGCGCCATCGGCGTCCTGCTGCAGCGCGGCCGAGATGGTCTCGACCGCGCTGCGCAGGTCTCCCACCGCCGCAGCCTTCAACTGCGCCCACCGGGGGGACTCGATGCCCGATTCCAGCGCCGCCGCGAGGCGGGCCAGGAGGGCGAACTCTGCGGCCTCGTAGAGGTCACGGACCTCCGCTGCCAGGTCCTCCGCCATCGCTGGGGAAACCGGCATGCCCGCCGCCCTCCGCTCCGGTCTGGGTGGGGTCGGCCACGGCCCGGCCGGACTCGCTGTTGATCGCAGTGACCTCGGCCTTGACCTGGGCGTCGTCCCAGTCGGGGTTCCTCATCCGTACGAGCGTCTCCGTGGACGCCGCCTCGGCCTGCCGGAGCAGGGCAGCGGTCGCGGCGATCTCGGCGGGCCCGTCGCTGATGGAGTCCTGGAACTCCACCGACGGCGGAGTCAGGTCCAGCCCGGAGACGCCGAACAGGCCCTGCTCGACAGCGAGCTGCGCCGCGACGATGTCGGCGATGCCAGGCCCCCAGTACAGGGCCTTGCGGGCGCGGGTGGCCATGCTGCGCCGCTCCCGTGCCCGGATCTCGGTCGCGGTGATCGCCGCGCCATCGCCGGTCTCGCCGAACGTGCTCGCCGAGTAGCCAGCCTGCCGTACGGCCTGCTCGACCAGCTCCCGGCAGGTGTCGCGGTGCTCGGCGACGCGGATCTCGAACTGGACCGACGTGATCGGGTTGGGGTCGCCTGCGCGAGGGAGCATGTTGAGGCCCGAGTAGATGCGACGGTCCTCGTCCCAGGAGGCACCCTGTCCAGGCCCGTTGGACCGGAGCAGGGAGTCCGCGACGATGATGCGGCCCTTGCCGTTCTGCACGTCCCGCATCCACGAGCTGTACGTCTCGTCGAGGGCGTCCATGATGCCCTCGATGCCCTGGTAGTCGGACTGTCCCCAGTAGGCGGCGGCCGGGATGTTCCGCCAGGCGCGGGCCGGGCGGACGTTGGGCACGTACGACGCGGTGAGGTTCTTCGGCGCCTTGGTGTCCATGATGTCGCGCAGGCCCCGGGTGTCCGGGTGCGCGTCGAGCGGCATCTGCTTGCCGAGGTCGCTTGGGCCGCCTTTGTAGAGGCCGTTGAGGATGAAGCCGCGCTCGTGGCGCTCCAGGTGCCGCCAGACCTCGCGGCCGTCGACACGGACCACGGTCCAGAAGGTGACCGCGCGCAGCTTGCCGTACGCGAACTCAGGCGCGGCGGCGTCGGCGCCCACGGTGCTGACCCACGGGCGGTCGGCGACCTGGTCGTCCCACACCACGCGCAGGTACGAGCCGCCGAGGGCCGCGCAGACTTCGCCGGCCTCCAGGAGCGTCGGGTGTAGGCCGCCGTCGACCAGCTCATCAAGGCGCGTCTGGGTGTCCTTGTTGTCGACGACCAGCTTGGGCGGCTCGGAGAACAGCAGGTCGCTGGAGGTGCGGGCGATGTCTCCGGCCAGCGGGATGTGGAGCTTCTCGCGCTTCTGGCCGTCCGGGACGGGGTTGCCCCAGAACCAGCGAGCGACGCGACCGACGAGGCCGCCCCGGTACTGGGTGGGGCGGTTCTCGGGGAGGCCCTGAGAGCCGCGGTTGAGGTAGCGCTGTTCGAGCTGGTCGGGGTCGGCGGAGTACCAGGCGTCCCAGTCGGCCAGCGCGGTCTGTACGCAGGGGTCGGTGGGCGGCCACGGGGTGCCGCTCGCGGGCAGAGGCATCAGGCGGCCACCTCCAGCAGGGTCGGGATGTACGGCCGCCACAGGGCCTCGGTCGTACGCACGCCGTACCGCAGCGCGTCACAGGAGTGGTCGTCGAGCTTGATCGGGGCGTCCTCGCCCTTCTCTGCCTTCTCGTCGTCCCAGGAGTAGCCCGGGATTTCCTCGATCAGGCCCTTCGCGGAAGCGTGGACGCGCAGTCGGTCGCCTGCGATGAGTGAGCCGACGGTGCGGATCCCGTCGAGGACGGTGTTGTCGGCCGGCGTGACGCTGGGGACGCCGTCACGGTGCAGCTGCTCGATGTACGAGGCTGCGGACGGGTCGACGATCGTCCACTCCGGTTGTACGCCGAGGACGTTGGTCTGTGGCTGCGCGACGCCTGCGAGCCAGCGGCGGCGGGCAGCGGAGTATTCGGCGTCGGTCTTCTTGCGGCGCTCGGTGCGGGAGTCCCACCGGTACTCGCTCACCACGTACAGCTTCGAGTCGACGCCGAGCCCGATCAGGAGGTCGGCGTACGGGTTGGTTGTCCCGTAGTCGATGGCGTCGCACAGCCAGCGGACGATGTGCGGAACGTCCTCGACAACGTGGCGCTGTTCGTCCCACGCGTCGAAGATGGCGCCCTCTGCCTGCACCCAGTGGCCGAGGATGTTCCGCCGGTAGAACAGGCCCGTGTAGGTGGCCTTAAGCGCGGCAACGTACTCAGGGTCCAAGAAGGGGTTGTCGTCGAGGACGAAGTGCCAGGAGCGGAGCCGTACCTGTGCGGCGCGCTTGAGGTACTCGCGCTTCACCCAGTGCCCGGGGTTGTCGGGGTTCGTCGTCCCAAAGATCTTCGAGCCCTTGACGGAGCAGCGCGCCACCAGCTGGTCGAAGAACGTGCGAGGCAGCGTCGTCAACTCGTCAACGTAGGCGCCGGCGCACGTCATGCCGCGGACCTTGGGTTCGGCCTTGGCGTCGTTCGCGCCGAGGACGTGCACCGGCCGGCCGAGGATGTAGGCGATCGGCGCGCCGTTGTTGTACTGGATCTGATGGGCGAGCTGCCCGAACAGGTCCGGGTTCATCAGTGGGCCGATGATGTTCCGGAACAGGGAGTCGCGCGTGCGGCCGACCATGACCAGTTCGCCGCCACGCGGCGCGTTCGCTACGTAGATCAGCCAGCGAAGGAGCGAGGCGACGGTCTTCCCGGACCTGACGCTGCCTTCCCAGATGTTGATCCGGGCGTCGGACTGGACGATGGACAGGATCTGCTTACGGGACAGAGGCAGCGCATCAAGGAGACTCACCCTCCGCCTCCTCGCCGCCGGGCCCGGCCGCCTCCTGCTCCCTCACCACCTCCGCAAGACCGCTGAACAGCTTCCCAAGCATCGAGCGGGCGTCGTCGGCACCGCTATCGACGGCCGGCGGTACGAGGCGCAGGGAGCGGTCGATGGCCATGCCTGCTGCACCCATGAGTGCGCGCTTGGCGTCGGCGGGGGGCTCTGGGACTTCCTGGTCGGTGTAGACGTTGTCCTTGCCGCCGATGTTGAAGACGGTCGCGGGCTGCCAGAGCTGCTCCGTGAGGCGCAGCGCGTCGTCAGTGAGCGCTTCGGCGAGGATTGAGCGCTTCTCGGCGAGGTCGGCCATGCGCGCCCGGGTGGCTTCTTCGGTGGCGGTGCGGTCGAAGCTGAGGCCCATGTCGGCGCAGACGACGGTGATGGTGCGTCCGGAGCGGGTGAGGCGGCGTGCGATCTCGTTGCGGCCGAGGCCGTCGGCGTGCATGGCGCGGATCTTGTCGAGTTCGTCTTCGGGGAGTTGGTCGACGTGCTGTCCGTACGGCACGGCTGTCACCTCCCGGGGGAATGCGAACGGCCCCCGCCGGGTGGACGGGGGCCGTTCTGTGAAGCGTCTGTGTCCGGGCACGCCAGGACTGGGGCCAGGATGACCGATGATCGTCCAGAACGCAACTACATGGGTGAGGCCCCGCCGACGGGGGGGATGCGGCAGGGCCTCGGTGCGAGTGTCGCAGGCGGTCAGCGCGAGAACGACTGGAACGCCGCGCGTTCCACGCGACCGGACGCCGACGTGGGGAGCACGCGCGCGAGGGCGGGGGTTGCGGCGGCGCTGCCACGGGAGGCCAGCTCGGCCAGCGGGATACGGCGGCGCTGCTGCGGGGTGGTGGTCATGGGCTGCTCCTCATGGTGGCGGTACAGGGCGAGTGTGGCAGGCGGTCAGCCCTTCGCGGGCTCGGGCGGGCGCTTTGCCCGATCGGACAATGCCGCCTGCTTCTCGCGCTGCTCCGGGGTCCAGCCGCCGGGGGTGGGTGTGGGCTCGGTCATGATGGTGCTCCGTCTCAGTGGGTTGGGATGGGTGAACCGGGGCGGCCGACTAGCTGCCAGGCGGGCGGTCGCCCCGGGGCTTAGGTGCGCGGCGGCCAGTGAATCTTCCGGAGCCGGTCGCGTTGGTCGGGGCCGTTGTTGGCGTTGGCGTTGGCGTCCTCACCTGCGGCAACAACACCAACAGGGGACAGCTCGTCAACGGGGGAGGGGAGGGGCGGGAAGTCATCCCGGTGGACGCCCGGCCCATTGCCCGCGACAGTGCGCACGCCCGCACGTACGGGGATGTCCTCGTCGGTGAGGAAGTCCCGTACCTCCTTCGTGGTCTCCCACTGGAGCGCGTTGCGCAGCACGGTGAGGAGCACGCCGCGGCCGTCGCCGACCAGATCCCACAGCAGCTCGACGGCGTCGTCCCGGGTGAGGTACTCGACCTCTCCCCCGTCCTCCGGCTCCTCGCCCGCTTCGCTGGCGGTCCAGGCGGCGAGACACCAGAGGCTGATGCCGGCCCCGGCCACGGACAGCGCCAGGCCCGGGTGCGGCAGTACGACCCCGGCCCCGTAAGCGCCGCCCAGGCTGGTGCCGATCAGGCGCGCCAGGGTGGGCTTGACCGCGCCGGGGAACAGCCAGTGGCCGAACTGGCAGCACAGCACGGCGGACCCCTCCCCCATGCGCCCGGCGGCCGTCACGACAGGCCCGCAAGGTAGTCGCCGAGCCAGTTGACGACCGACACCAGCGGCGGCGCGAGGTACTCGACGGTGCCCCGGGACAGGCCGAGGCAGATCCCGGCGAGGATCGACAGGGCGATCGACGTGCGCCACTTCCGCTTACCGAAGATCCAGCGCGCGACCAAGCCGACGGTGGTGAGGATGGCGACGCCGTGGCCGCCGTTGTTGAGCATCAGGTCGTACGCGCGGGTGGTGTCCGGGGCCCGTCCTCCGACGCCGTAGACGAGGGCGGCGTAGCCGAGCCAGTTGGAGCCCCACAGCAGGATGTTGGCGCCGCCGCCGAGCAGTCCGCCGGCGGACAGGATGAGGAGCATGCCGTAGAAGACGCAGATGATCGGGCCGATCAGCGGCTTCCAGGCGGGGCGCTCCTTGTGCCACCAGCGGACGGTGCCGAAGACGATGATGCTGGCGCCGACGATGAAGCCGCCGAAGGTGACCGCGTTGTTGTACCAGGCCGTCCAGAACATGTCGGTGAGGCCGTTGGCGAGGTTCATGGGGTCCTCAGTGGGAGATGAGGGCGACGTAGACGAGTGCGGAGCCGAAGGCGAAGACGACGCCGACAGCGGTGAGCAGCTCGGTACGGGAGTTGGCATAGAGCCAGATGCCGGCGGCGGACGCGGCGACCAGGAAGAGCGTGAGCCAGATGGCGGCCATCAGCCGGTGCGGCGCGGGAACGGCACGGGAGCGAGGTGCGGCTCGACGGCCTCGATGATCTGGCGCAGGGTGCGGACGCTCGACGGTGCGGGGCGCGGGTATCCGGCGTCTTCGACGGCCTTGGCCATCTCCATGGAGGTGGGGCGGAGGCCGGTGTCGTAGAGCTTGCGGATGCCTTCGACGCGGAGGTCGTCGTACGGCGCGCGGACGGGCGTCGGCTCGGGCTCAGCGTCGGGCGTCAGCGGCTCGTCGGCGGGCGCGTATCCGGCAGGCAGCTCGGGTGCCTGCATGGGCGGGGCGCTGACGGGTGTCGGCTGCTCGGTGACGCGGGTGATGACGGGCGGCGCGGCGGGCATCGGCGGGACTGCGGCCGGGGTCCGGACGAAGGAGCGGTGGACCTGGCCCATGAGCGCCCCGAACGCCAGCAGCGCGGCGATGGGCGGGACGGCGGCCACGACGTAGTCGAGGACTGCGGCGTTGGTGCCGACTCCGGCGACGTTGAGGCCGATCGAGCCGACGGCGCCGAGGGCGGTGAGGGCGATGGCCCAGTAGTCGACGGTGCGGAGCCAGGAGGCGCGGAGGATCAGCAGCTCTCCGGCGAGGTAGAACAGGTCGAGGACGGCGGGCCAGGCCCAGGCGCGGGCGGGGTCGACGGCCAGGCCGTGTCCGGCGGCTACGTCGTGCAGGTGGTAGTAGCTCAGCCAGAAGGCGATGCCGGTGATGCCGGTGATGATGACGGCGGCGCCGATGGCGAGGCCGATCGAGGCGCGGGGCTTGCAGGTGTGCGGGCCGTTGCCGGTGGGTGCACCGCACTCCGGGCAGGTGGTCCAGTTCGCTGCGGGGTGGGTAGGCTGCCGTTCAGCCATCGGAGTCACGTCTCCTGTGGTCAGAGCCCTGATCGGTGTGCAACCACCGGTCGGGGCTCGATTCGTTTGTGGGCGTCGGACGGTCGTCATGCCCCGTCGTGACGTCTCAAGGGGTACCCCTTGGATTCAGAGGGTACCCCTTGGGCGGTGGGTTATGCAGCCCTACCCTCCGCGCGGGAGGTGTTGCAGGTGGCGGGCGAGGTCGAGCAGGTGCGTGCGGCGCTGCGGGCGCTGGAGGCCATCCCGGACGCGCTGGACCGTGCGGCGGCGTGCGCCGAGCTGCTCCAGGAGTGGCCGCAGCTGCATACCTTCGTGGCTGACGTGCGTCAGCAGGCCGTCATCACCGCGAAGAGCCAGGGCCACACGTTCCGGGTGATCGGGGCGCGGATGAGCGTCACGGGCGAGGCGGCGGGGCAGATCGCGGTGGGCAAGGGACGGGCGTCAGCGAAGCGTGACGACGCCCCGCCAGCGGCCGACTGACGGGGCGTTGACGCGTCACGCGACGGCTGGCTGCTCCGTCCAGACGCGCCCGCACGTCCCGCAGCGGGCGACGGGTGTGGCGCCGGCGCCTCCGTGGATTTCGATGCGGCCTGCGCAGTCGGGGCAGGGTTGGCTGATGGGTGCGATGCGGTCGGCGATGTCGAGGGCCTGCTCGACGCGGGTGGCGGCGTGGCGGGCGACGGTGGCGATGTGGTCGGCGTCGTGCTCGGTGAGGCGGTGGAACGGTCCGGGCGCGCCTTGGACGCGGCCGAGGAGCCAGAGTGCGGCGTACGGGGCGGCGAGCCGGGGGCCGGTCCACTTCCAGCGGCGGGGGTCGTGCTGGTCCTTCATGGCGAGGACGGCGCGGCGGGCGCGGTCGGTGGCGGGGTATCCGGCGGGGAGCGGGCCCATCGGTGAGCGTTGGACGGCGGCGGCGGTGTGGTCGGCGCAGTCGAGGAGGTCGGTGTGGATCGCGGCCATGGTGTCGAGGATGTGCACCCTCAGCGGGATGGGGCGTTCGCCGAGCTGTGTCGGGTCGCGCTCCAGGGTGCGGAGGGCCAGGGCGCGGTGTCGCTCCGCCTCCGCCTGCTGCTCGTCGATGCGGTCCAATGCGGCGAGGTAGTTGCGGAGGCCGACGCCGAAGCCTGCGATCTTGTTGGGTGCGCCGAGGGCTTCGTTGAGGTCGCCCCAGTGGTGGATGACGGTGACGAGGTGTTGTGCGGTGGGTGTTGCGGTGGTGGTGGTCACGGGTCGCTCCTGTGGTGCGCGGGGCT